TGGCGCTGAGCGGTACCGCGCCCTATACCTCTGGTGCGGGCGCACAGTCGTATAGCTACACCGCAATGGGCGGTCTCACCTTTGGCGGGGTGCCCAACAAAGCATTCGGCCGTGCCTGGCTGACGACTGGCGGCCTGGTGATCAGCGGCACGGCAGCGCGCAGCAAAGGCCACGCCGTGCAACCTGCCGGTGGCATTGCTCTCAGCGGCACCGCCGCGCAGATCCGCAAGCGCAGCATCACGCCAAGCGGCGGCATCACAATTGCCGGCCATGCCAACTATGCAACGTCCGGCCTGCAAGCCTACAGTTACACCGCCACCGGCGGCCTGCAGATGGGCGGCAGCGCACCCCGTACCAAGGGCGTACAGACGTTTGCATTGGGCGGCATCACTCTTGGTGGCACGGCAGCCAGGATAAAAGGCCGTGCCATTGCGGGACAGGGCGGCATTGCGCTGGGCGGAACGGCGCCCAAGACTAGCAGCGGATTAAACACATTAAATTATGTGCCCAGCGGCGGCCTCACGCTGGGCGGCGCAGTACTCGTTGTGCGCGCCAAGCTCTACAGCGCATCGGGCGGCATCAGCCTTGCCGGATCCGCACACTACACCAGCGGCGGCGCGCTGCTGATCGTGCTTGGAACGCTCGGTACAACCCGCCCGTCACAAAGCAACCAGGCGAGATCGGCAGGCAGCAACACAACCAGACCCACCAGCGGCCGCAGCAGCAGGCCGCGCAACAATTGAGGATGGCATGACCCTGATCGTAATCACCCAACCGACGGAAGAGCCGGTCACGCTGGCCGAGACCAAACTGCACTGCAAGGTCGACGGCACCGATGACGACACGCTGCTCACCGCGCTCATCATCGCCGCCCGCCAGCAGGCCGAGCACCGCACCGGCCGCGCGCTGTGCACGCAGACGCTCGAAGTTGTGCTGGATGCCTTCCCGGACGCCGTCAAACTGCCCATGCCGCCCGCAGCATCTGTGACCTCGGTCAAGTACCTGGATGACGCCGGTGTTGAACAGACATTGCTCAACACCGCCTACTCCCTGGACAAAGACAGCCAGCCCGGCTGGGTCACCCCGGCCTATGCCACCAGCTGGCCCAGCACCTACGCCGTGCCCAACGCCGTGCGCGTGCGCTATGTCGCAGGCTACGGTGCACCCGCTGCCGTGCCGCAAAGTATCAAGGCATGGATATTGATGGCAGTGTCCACCCTGTACGTGCAGCGTGAAGGTACTGTGCTGGGTGATTCGATTACCGACGTCCCGCGTGACTTCTTCGCGGGCCTGCTTGATCCCTACTGGATCCCGAGCCTGTAATGCGCGAACCGTTAACTGGCGAACTCAACCGCCGCATCAGCATAAAGAGCTGGCAAGACATGCCCGCCATGGGCGGTGGCGTCACTCAAAATTTGCCCGAGATCGGCAAGGCCTGGGCCAAGATCGAACCGGTCGGTACCGCCATCTATTTCGGGACACAACAAACTGGCGAGCAAGTGACGCACCGCATCATCTACCGCATGCGCACAGGGATGACCGAGCGCGATGTCACTGCCGAACACGTAGTCGACTATGCAACGTATCGCTACCGCGTAATGCGTGCCAGCAACATGAACGATTCGGATAGATTTGTACTGCTGGAAGTAAAGGAGCTGGGCCATGTCTAACCCGACGCTGGAAACGAATGTCACTATCGATGGCTTCAGCCGTATCGATTTCGACAAGAAGCGCGTACGCAAAGGCATGCGCATCGTCGGGCGCGACGTGCAAAAAGAAGCCCGCCGCCTGGTTGCGCGCCGTGCGATCTCCGGCGCCGGTGACTATCCCGGCAGGCAGACTGGCGCAATGTGGCGCGCCATCAAGTACAAGGTTTCGCGCTCCGGATTCATGGCTATCGTGCGTCCCAACAAGACCGCCGAAATGGGCAAGGACTTTTACCCGGCCTTCCTGTTCTACGGTAGCGAAAAACGTAACCTGAAAGCGCGCAAGAACTTTATGACCGACGCACAGAGCAACCGTGAGCAAAACTCCCGCAGTGTCCTGCGTGGCGTGCTTCAAGACTCTTTGATCCCAAGAAAATAAATGGACATCGCCCTCATCATCGCAGCGCTCAAACAGCGCTGCCCCAGCTTTGCCAATCGCGTCACCGGCGCCGCCGAGTACAAACGCCTGGCAGAGAGCGTCAACCTGGATCTGCCCGCCGCCTACGTCATCCCGCTGGATGACGAGGCAGGCGAAATGCAGACCAGCAACGGCTACCTGCAAGAGATCCGCGATGCCGTTGCCATCGTGGTGGTGATGTCCAACGCAGTCGATGAGCGCGGGCAAACCTCGATCAGCACGGTGCAGGCCCTCCGTTCCGAACTGTGGGCCGCGCTGCTGGGCTGGATGCCGGATGCCGTTCATGGCCGCATCGAATACGAAGGCGGGCAACTGCTCGATCTGGATCGCGCCCGGCTGTATTACCAATTTGAGTTCTCGGCACCCACCGAGATCACCGAGAGCGATACCTGGCAGGGCATCAGCAACGCGGCGCTCACGCCGTTCGACAAAGTCAGCCTCACCGTAGACACCATCGATCCGCACGACCCGAACCTGGGCAGCACCGGGCCGGATGGCAGGGCAGAAGCAACCGCAACCATCCCCGTTTCACAAATTTAGGAGATCACCATGCACGTCAAACCAGCATCCGGTCGGGACATCCCCGACCCGGAGAAGGGCGGCTTTTTGCTGCCGGAAGGGCGCGAAGTCGAAGCGTCCGCGTATTGGCTGCGTCGCAAAGCAGAAGGCGACGTGACCGAAGTCGAAGTAAAACCAACCAAGAGCAAGGAGCGCCAAGCATGAGAACCTCAATTAAAAAATATGGGATGCTGTTTGTCGCCCTGGCAGTTGTGGCCATCGGCATCCACTTCAGCTTCCTGCCGCACGAGTCCCTCGGCGTATTGCCGCTGATCGGGCTGGTCGGCAACATCTCATTCAACAACATCCCGGCCAACCTGCGCGTGCCGTTGTTCTATGCCGAGATGGATAACTCGCAGGCGGGCTATTTCAGCCAGAGCCTGCGTACCCTCATCATCGGGCAAAAGCTGGCCGCCGGATCTGCCGTCGCCAACGTCCCCATCCTGGTGAGCAAAACCGATTCCGCCAAAACGCAGTTCGGCATCGGCTCCATGCTCGCCCGCATGCACGAGCTATACCGCGCCAACGACACCATCGGCGAAGTCTGGTGCCTGCCGTTGGATGATAACGGTGCGGGTGCAGTAGCTTCCGGCACGCTCACCATCACCGGGCCCGCGACTGGCAACGGCACCATCAATCTCTACATCGGCGCGCAGCGCGTGCAGGTAGCGGTTGCCTCGGGTGATGCCAATACCGCCATTGCCACTGCCATCAACGCCGCGATCAATGCCGACACCACCCTGCCGGTCACCTCTACGGTACTGACCGGCGTCGTCACCGTCACCGCGCGCCACAAAGGCACGCTGGGCAACGCGATCAAGTTGCAGGCCAACTATCGCGGCCTGGCTGGTGGAGAAAGCCTGCCCGCAGGCGTGGGCGTTACCGTTGTCGCCATGACCGGCGGCACCACCGACCCGGTGCTGACCACCGCACTGGCCGCTATGGGCGATGACGAATACGACTTCATCATCATGCCGTATGCCGACGCCACCTCGCTGGATGCGCTCAAGACGCTGATGAACGACACCACCGGGCGCTGGGCATACAACAAACAGATCTATGGCCACGTCTACACCGCCAAGGCCGAGACCTTCGCCAACCTGGTGACGCTGGGCACCGGCCGCAACGACCAACACGCCAGCATCGCAGGCTACGAGACCGCAGTGCCGAATACGCCCTGGGATTACGCCGCCGCCTTCGGTGCGCGCAATGCCGTGTATATCTCGGTGGATCCGGCACGCCCCACACAAACCGGCGAACTGATCGGCATCCTGCCCGCACCGGCTGGCAGCCGCTTCCTGCTCACCGAGCGGCAAAGCCTGCTGAATTACGGCATCGCCACCAGCTACATCGGAGGCGGCGCAGTACGCATCGAGCGCGCGATCACCACGTACCAGAAGAACGCCTTCAGCCAGACTGACCCCTCATACCTGGACAGCGAGACCCTGCACACCCTGGCGTACATCATCCGCCGCCTGCGCAATATCATCACCACCAAGTACCCGCGCCACAAACTGG